GTGGTGCTGATGCCGGGCCGGGTCGACGGCCGCGACGGACTGTCGATCGAAGATCTCTCGATCGAATATGACGGCGAGCGCACCATGACGCTGGTGTTTTCGCGTGGCGAGCGGCGCAAGGAAATCCCGGTCACCTTCCCGTGGATGATCTATCGCGGCGTGTTCGAGGCCGGACGAGACTATGCGCGCGGCGATACCGTGACGCGCAACGGGTCAATGTATCACTGCAATGTCCCGGCCACGGCAGCCGCTCCCGGTGACGGCTCGGCCGACTGGACGCTCACCGTCAAGCATGGCCGCGATGGCCGCAGCGGCCGCGATGGGGTGTTGCATGAACGATCAGTCGCGGCGGTGACCTGATGCACTCGATCCTCGAGATACTGGAAGAGGCGACCGACAGCGCCGGGCCTGACCTGATCTCGCTTGACGATCTCAAGCTCGCGCTCGGCATCACGGGCACCGCGGAGGACGCGCAGTTGCAGGCCATGATAACCATGCAATCGCGACTGATCGCGGAATATTGCGACCGCCGTTTCGGCATGGCCGAGGCGCTCGAGACCTTTACCTTCGATCCCTATGAAAGCCTTCCGACGCGTCAGGCGTTGACGCTGTCGCTTTATCCGGTCAGTGAGATTTTCGAACTCTCGACCGCGGGCGCGACGGCGGCCGATTACGAGTTCGATCCGCGAAGCGGGCGGCTGTGGCTGTCAAGAGATCAATACTGGAATTATTGGGGCCCTTACAATTCTGCGTATGGTCCTTATTCCACCGGTCCCGTCATGGTCACCTATTCGGGCGGCTATGATCTACCCGAGCAGGCGCCTGCCCGGTTACAGAAGGCTGTGATCGAGGCAGTCCGCGACGGGCGGACTTCCGGCGCCAGGGACCCGTCGATCCGCGAGGTGCAGCACGGCGATACCAGGATCAGTTATTTCACATCATCCACGTCCTCGGCGTCGGAAGGCTTCCTGTCGGCGCCGGTGATCGACTTGATCAAGCCTTACAGGCGGCTCCATGTCGGGTGAATGGATCGTACCGTGCGAATGGCCGGGCGAAGTTGTGTACATCATCGGCGGCGGTCCGAGTGTGCTTTTGCAGGATCTGGAACGGCTGCGGGGCCAGCGTGTGATCGTGATCAATTCCAGCGTTCATGCAGTGCCGTGGGCGGATATTCTTTTCTTCGGCGACTGGCGCTGGTGGAACGAACCGGACAATCGCGCGGCGGTGGCGAACTTCAAAGGCCGCGTCGTCACCACCACGAAGCTAAAAACCGATCCCAAGGTCAAGATTTGCAAGAAGGCCCATCCGCCTGGACTGGCAATGGAACGCGACAGCCTGATGCAGCTTTGGACCTCATTGACGGCGGCGACCAACCTGGCGGCGCATCTGGTGGGGCGCGGCGGCGCCATCATCTGGCTCGGCGCCGATGGTAAGATCAGCGAGGGCCGGACCCATCACCACAAGCCGCATCCATGGCCGCACAAGCCCGGTGCCTACGACAAACAATACCGGGACCTGATCACGATCGTGCCGTCGTTGTGGCAGATGGGCGTCGCCGCGTTCAACGCCTCGCCGGGCACGGCGTGGACCGATCTGTTGCCCCCGATCAAACTGGAAGACGTGCTTGAGGGACGGCTTGCCGCGTAATGTTCTGGTCCGCGGCATGTGGGGACTCGGGGATAACATCTATGCGCGGCCGTTCGTGGTCGCGGCCTCACGGCAATATCAAATTTGGCTGGAAACGCCGTGGCCGGAATTGTACGCCGACCTTGACATCAGGTTTGTACAGGGCGTGCGGCGGCTACGGACGCAGTGCAAGAATATGGCGCGGCAGGCGGACACGCGCTGGTCAATACCGCCGGATAGGGTGCACAAGGTCAGGGTTCAATACTGGGCGCTCGAACAACAGTCGATCATCGCCGCACTGGAATTAAGTTGGCTGATCGCGCTTCAAATTAAATTCAATGCCAAGCTGTTCGATCTGCCGGAGATGGGACCGTCGCCGCTGAAATCGGATCGGCCGGTCGCGGTGATCCGTCCGGTAACGGTGCGCAGCGAATGGAAGAACGAGGCGCGCAACCCGCGACCGGAATATATCGCCGAGATCGCGGCCGAACTGATGGCCACGCACACCGTGGTGGCGGTGGCCGATCTTGAGGCCGGGCAGGAATGGCTGATCGGAGAGTTGCCGCCGGCGCATCATTACTTCGTGCGCGGCGAACTGAATGTGCGCGAATTGCTGGCGCTGGTCCGTGATGCCGATATCGTGGTCGGCGGTGTGGGGTGGATCGTGCCGGCGGGGTTGGCGCTTCACGTCAAGACCTTCGTGGTGCTGGGTGGCCACGGTGGCCACAATGCGCCGAACAAAATCACCGACCCGCGGCTCGATCTGAGCCGGATCGGGTTCGCCATGCCCTCGAGGTTCTGCAAATGCACGAACATGCTGCACGACTGCGACAAGACGATATCCGATCCGGTTGGTCAGTTCCGCCACTGGTGGAGCAGTTCTCGCAACGCCGCCTCACCTGGTGGCCGCAACTCGGCGTCGGCTACTATCCGGTCGAGGCCGGAATCGAACCCTACGACCAGGACTATTTCGACAACTTCGCCCGCAACGCCGACAGCTTCCTTGGACAGACCTTGATGGCCGCGCGGGTCGATTTCGTCGCGCAGCACTATCAGGGATCGCTGATCGATGTCGGGATCGGGTCCGGCGCGTTCCTCGACCTGCGGCGGCGCTCACGCCCGATGCGCCCGACGTTCGGCTACGACGTTAACCCGGCGGGGATCGAATGGCTGCAACGGCGCCGATTGTTCGCCGATCCGTATGCAGCGCCGTTCGAAGCCGCCTCGATGTGGGACGTGCTCGAGCACATGCCGGATTATCCGACGCTGCTGGCCAATGTGCGCGAATGGCTGTTCCTGTCGCTGCCGATCTTCAGCGGGCCGGAGCACGTGCTGCGGTCGAAGCATTTCAAGCCGGAGGAACATTGCTGGTATTGGACTTCGCAAGGGCTGGTGATCGCATTGGAACAATGCGGATTCGACCTGGTGTCGGAGAGTGCAGTCGAGACCGAGCTCGGCCGCGAGGACATCGGCAGCTTTGCGTTCAAGAGGACGCGCGATGCTTGATTACAGCGCGCTGCTTTACGATCCGGTCTATGCCGAGATCGGCGTGGCGGCAGAGTTTATTAGTGGCGCGATCGAGATTGAAGAACTGACCGTGATCGATGACACCAGGCCGAAAGTATTGCCAGCCGGGTCGGCAGAGGTGCGTAGCGTTGGGCCTGGCGCGTTCGTGCGCATTCCCGAACTGGAAAAAAACGGGGTTACGCGCGATGACTGGCAGGACGCACTTCTCAGTTTCAATGGCCGCACCTGGACGGTGCGCTCCTGGGAATTGCGCGGCAGCCCGAACGGCGAGGATCTAGGCGAGGTGCGGTTTCTGCTGAAGGCGGCAAGCGATGGTTGACGTTCGCGAGGACATTTTGGCGCGGCTGCTCGAGGTGGTGGCTGCGATCCCAGGCATGCGCTCGGTCCATCGCAACAACGTCGACATCACCGAAGATCAGTTGCCGGCGGTGTGCGTGTTCGACGCCGACGAGGAAACCGATGACGCCGGCGATCTCGGCATGCGACCGCCCAACCGCCCGACCGTGGTGCGGATGACGCCGGAGATTGTCATTGCGGAAAAGACCGCCGGACAGGTCGGCTCGGAATTGACCGTGCTGCGTCGGGAGTTGATCAAGCGGGTGCTGACCGACACCGAGCTCAACGAGCAGATCGTCAAGACCGGCCGGTTCGGTAATGGCGCCATCCGCTACCTCGGCTGCCAGACCGATGTCGGCTGGATGCGCTCGATGCACGGCGCGCTGCGGGCGCAGTTCATGTTCAAGTACACCCTGAAACCGGACCAGCTTTAAAAGGAGAGTAACGCCATGCCTACGTCGCCGAATGTCCATAACTATCATATCGGTAAAGGTATTGTTTCGTTCAAGGAGGTCGGCCAGTCGACCTATCGCGACCTCGGCAACGCGCCGTCGTTCGTGTACACACCCGCAGTCACCAAGCTCGAGCACTTCTCGAGCAGGGAGGGCGTCAAGACCAAGGACTTCACCGCGATCACGCAGATTTCCGCAACGGTCAAGATCATCCTCGACGAGATCACCGGCGAGAACCTTCAGTACTTCGCGCTTGGTGAGTTGGGCACCGACACCGATGGCAACGCTACGCTTGCCGGTCTGAAAAAGACCGAGTTCGTCGGCGATATCAAGGTCGTTGGTACCAACGACATCGGCCAGAAGGTCGACTTCGACGCCACGGTGTCGTTCATCCCGGAAGGTGATTTCTCCTTCATTACCGCCGAGGACAAGTTCACGGAACTGACACTCACGGCCGAGGTGCAGAAGGGCGCCGATGGCAGCTTCGGCATCTGGACTGTCCGCGACGAAGTGGTGAGCGCGTGATGGCCGACCTGCTGGACATTGCGCCATCGACCGCGGTTGCGATCGTTACAATTGATGAGCTCAGAATCAAGGTGCGCGGCGTTTCGGTCGATGCGATTGCGTCGATTGTCTCGCGGTTTCCCGCATTGAAATCGCTCAGCACGGCGAGCGACAGCGGCGACCTGGTGCCGCGGCTGATTGCGAGCTGTGGCGCGGCGGTCGGGCCGATCATCGCGGCCGGCTGCGGACATCGCGATGAGGAAGTCTATGAGCAGCGGGCGGCGGCATTATTGCCCGAGCAGCAGATCAAGCTGCTGCGCGCCATTTTCGGGCTTACGTTCCCAAACGGGATCGGCTCCTTCGTCGAGGAACTGACCGCGCTGATCGGCGGCGCTGGCGAAGGAGCAAAGACCATCAAAATACGCTTGAAGAAATCGCCATCGCCGTTACCGCCATCGTCCGACGCGGATTCGCGCCTGACCATGCAATGACGCTGACGCCGCGCCAGATCGTGGCCTGGCTCGAATTCTCCGACAAGCTCGATCGCATCGACCGTGCTAACCAACTGGTGATATCGGCGGTCGGCGCCCAAGGCGACAAGCAGACGCTCGACAAGGTGCTGAAGGAGCTGGATGCGTGAAACTGGTTTTCTCGGCCGACGAAGCTGCGCTGGAAAAACTGATTGAGGAGATCGAACAGAAGATCTACGCGGCCGAGGTCGGCGCGGTGCATGATGCTGCAGACCTCGCGATCAAGCAGGGTCGGCAGAATATTGCAGCGGCCGGATTCTCGTCGCGATGGCAGCGTGCGTTGAGTTA